TAACGCTATCCAGGCCCAGGCCTGGCAGGGGAAACGATTCCCCCGCCCTTCCCGGCCCCCGCGGCGGCACCATGCCCACCCATGGACCGCCAGCCCAACACCCACCCCCCGCGCGCCGTCGCCGCCCCGCCCCAGGAGATCCTGGGGCGGGTGCAGTGGTGCGGGGCCGATCTGTGCGCCCAGCGGGCCGAGCCCCCCGAGACCTCCGAGACCCCCGCCGCCCAGTGGGTGCAACTGCTGCCTGCCGGCGAGTTCAGCGGGCGCGACGGGCGCGGGCCCTACCATCTCGGCGATCCCGCCGCGGTGGTCGCGGCCTTTGTCGCCCACGGCATGCCGTTCCCGGTGGACTACGAGCACCAGTCCATCGAGGCCGAGACCAAGACCGGGCCGACCCCGGCGGCCGGCTGGATCGTGGCCCTGGAGTCGCGCCAGGACGGCCTCTGGGGCCAGGTGGAGTGGACCGCCGCCGCGGCGGCCATGATCGCGGCGCGCGAGTACCGCTATCTCTCGCCGGTGTTCTTCTTCGCCCCCAAGACCGGCGCGATCTCGGCCCTGGCAGGAGCCGGGCTCACCAACGCGCCCAATCTCCATCTGCGGGCCCTGTCCCGCGCCCAGCACCAGGAGTCCCGTATGGACGAGCTGCTCGAGCGGCTGCGCTACATGCTGAATCTGCCCACCCTGGCGACGCCTGAGGAGGTGGTCGCCGAGCTCCAGAAGCTGGTGGACAAGCTCGGCGCCACCGACACCGCGGCGGCCACCGCCGCCCAGCGGCTCGGGCTGGACCCGGCGGCGAGCCCCGCCCCGGCGGTGCTGGAGTCTGCCCTGGCCCATCTGGAGGTCCAGCGCACCGCGCTGGGGGTGCTGCGCGAGCATGTGACCCTGGCCGAGGGCCAGAGCGGCACGCCCGCGGAGCTGGTCCAGGCGGCCATCGCCCGGGTCTCGGCGCTGGAGCGGCAGGCCGCGGAGCGCGACGCCGCCGACCGGGTGACCGCGGCGATGCGCGAGCGCCTGATCGAGCCGGCCAAGCGCGACTGGGCGATGGGCTACGCGCGCCGCGACCCCGCGGGGTTCGGCGCCTACCTGGCCAGTTGCACCCCGATCGCGCTGGACGCGGCGCACCGCCAGGGGCCACCCGCCGACGGCGACAGCGACTTCGATGCGCTGGTGTCCGCCGCCGAGGCGGCGGACACCAAGCTCTCCCGGGGCGCGGCCATGATGCGCGTCGCCCGCACCCACCCGGAGATCCACCGGGCCTGGGTCGAGTCCCACCAGCAGGCCGGGCGCTAGGCCCCACCGACCCATCGTCAGCCGTCCGCCACAGGCCACCAGAGGATCCAGACATGAGCGAGAACCAGGGCTATCGGGCCTTCACCGCGGGCGAGGAGCTTGCTGCCGCCCGCCGGGTGAAGATCAAGAGCGCAACCGCCACCACGCCCCCGGAGGTGGTGTATGCCGATGCCGATGAAGCGGACATCGGTGTGACCGCGTTGGCGGGCGCGTCCGGCGCCCTGGTGACGGTGCGCCTGCGTACCTGCTCCGGCAGCGTGGAGATCGAGGCCGGCGAGGCGTTCGCTGTCGGTGCCGGACTCTACGGCGGTGCCGACGGCAAGGTGGTCGATACCGACCCCGGGTCCGGCACCCTCCGGTACACCGCCCTGGAGGCCGCCGGGTCCGCGGGCGCCATCGTCGAGTGCCTGGTCGCCCGCTGAGGCGCCGCACCCCCTAACCCATTAAGGAGATCTAACCATGCCCGCCAGCCCGTCCACCACTGCGGCCGCCGCCGAGCTCCGTCAGGATCTCGGGGTGGTCGCCTATGAGCACATGAGCGGCCCCGGCCAGCGCGGCCATATCGGGCTGCGCATCGTGCCCACCTTCCGCGCCCGCGCCGCCGCCGCTCAGTTCCCGGTCGTGGACCTGTCCCAGGGCATGCGCGCCGCCGACGACGCCCGCGCCCCCAGCGGCCACTACAACGAGGTGGACTGGGGCTTCAAGATGGACAACTTCGCCACCCAGGACCGCGGCCTGGAGGGGCGCATCGACGATCGCTTGGAAGCGGTCTACGGCGGGCGCCTGCCGATCGAGGCATCCACCACCCGCACCACGGTGGATCGGGTCCTGATCAATCACGAGCGGCGGGTCGCCCGCCTGTGCGAGACCGGCGGCGCCGACAGCAACGTCGGCACCGAATGGTCAACCCACGCCACCTGCACCCCCTTGGCGAACGTGGTCGTCGCCAAGGCCGCCTTCCGCGCCGCGACCGGGATGCTGCCCAACGCCCTGGCCATGTCGCTGACGGTGTTCTGGGACGTGCTGTTGTCGGCCGAGGTGAAGGACGCCCTCAAGTACACCAACCCTATCGAGATGGGCGGCTTCGAGGCCCAGGTCCGCGCCCTGGCGGCTTACTTCGGTGTGGCCGATCTGCTGGTGGCCGGCGGCATGCTCGACAGTTCCCAGAAGGGCAAGGCCGCCAGCCTGGCCGACATCTGGGACGACGAGTATGTCCACCTGCTGCGGGTGTCCGACGGCGGCGAGGAGATCATGGAGCCCGCCTATGGCCGCACCATCCTGTTCGCCTCGGGCTCCGGCGGCGGCGGCAGTGCGGCCGACGACGGCGAGGGCATGCTGATCGTGGAGACCTACCGCGACGAGGGCCGCCGCTCGAACATGGTCCGGGTGCGCTACGACGTGACCGAGTTCGTCCAGTTCTCGGCGGCCAAGTACACCTTGGGCAACATCCGCGCCTAACCCGGCGTTACGTCCCCGCCAATGACCACCTGGTGCACCCCTGCCGATCTGCTGGCCGCCGAGTCCGATATCGAGCGGCTGGCGGGTCTGGCCACCCCCACGGACCTGCCGGCGGTGTCGGGCGCCTTGCTGCGCCTGGCGGTGACCGGAGAGGACCTGGCGGAGTGGCTGCCCGGGGAGCAGCAGGCGGCCGAGGCGGCCGTGGCGCGAATGCTGGAGGCGTGCGCCAACGCCGGGGAGCTGGTGGCGGGGTATCTGTCGGCCCGCTGGCCTGCCGGACTGGACCCGGTGCCGAAGTTGGTGCGCGGCTGCGCCGTGTCGCTGGCCCTCGAGGACCTGCTGGGCGCCCGCCCCGCGGGCCCCGAGAGCCCCTATGCGGGGATCGTGCGCCGCGCCAAGGCGGCCCACGGGACACTGGCGGGGCTGCGCGACGGGACCTTGAGCCTGGGCCTGGCGGCGAGCCAGGCACCGGCGGCCGGGGTGCGCTACGAGGCGGCGGCCCGGGCCACCACGATGGACAGCCTGGCGGGGATGTAGGGAGTGGCCAATTACCTGGCCCCGGGCGCGTCGATCCTGGAGCGCCTGAAGGAGCTGCGCCACACCTGGCCGACCCTGGCGGTGCTGGAGGTCAGGGACCTGGCCGGGGTGCGGGAGGGCGGCGAGCGGTTGCCGGCCCTGCATGTGCTGTATCTGGGGGATCGCTTCGGGGACGAAGGGGCCGGCCAGGGGGCGCTGCTGGAGGTCGATCAGGTCTGGGGCGTCTATGTCGCGGTCCGCGACGCGCGGCAGGTCGCCGAGGCCCATGTCGAGCTCGGGGAGCTGATCTCGGCGGTGCTGGAGCGGCTCCAGGGGTGGCGTCCGGCGGGCTTTGCGGCCCTTCGGCGGGTGCAGGCCCCGGGGGCGCTGTATGAGCGCGGCGTGGTGCGAGTGCCGCTCTATTTCACCTGCCGCGTGATGTCGCGCGGCGCACTCTAGGAGATCGCGATGGCCGGCGAGCGTAAGTTTCTCTATCTGGACGTGTCCTTTAAGGTCGGCCTATGGTCCGGCGCCACGGCGCCGAGCGGCTACCTGGCCACGCCGCTGAATCTCACCAAGCTGGAGATCACCACCCCGCCCCAGGAGGCTAAGCGGATCGTCTCCAATCTGGAGGGGTCGATCGGCGTCGCGCTGGCCACGATCCAGCGCCCGACCGGCGAGCCGGCGGTGCTGGCGGCGGAGTTCGACGCCGCGCCGCGGGACCTGGTCGCGCTGGCGCTCGGGGCCGACGTGGCCGATCTGGCCATCGCCGCCGACACGATCACGGACGAGGCGGTGACGACGGTGCTGGATCTCTGGGTGCCGCTGGCGCACCAATGGATCGACCCCACCTCGTTCGTCCTGGAGACCGACGGGTCCCCGGACGTGGTGGTCGCCGCCGACAAGTACGAGCTCGATCACGTCAACGGCCTGATCATGGCCACCCACGCCGACGCCGTGGGTGCCAAGCTCGCGACCTACGACGTGCTGGCGACGGCGGGCGAGACCTACAGCGCCGGACAGGCCAAGTCGGCCTATGTGAAGCTGGTTGGCACCTGCACGGAGCAGGCGAGCAAGACCCGGGGGCGCATCGTCATCCAGCGCGCCAACCTGGCCGCTGACGGCGCCTTCGATTTGGCGGCCGGCGGGGCGCTCAAGGGGTCGCTCAAGGGCGATCTGGAGACCCCGACCGGGCTGACCGCGCCGTGGACCTATCAGGCGACCGAGCACGCCTCGCCCTACTGATATGACCGGGGTGCGGCCGAGCCTGTGGTGGTGGCTGGCGGCGGGTGCCTGGCTCTGGCACCCGGCCGCGGCCACGCCGCTGCACATCCCCGTCATCGGGCAGGGCACGGGGACGGTCGCGGCCTCGGCGACCGTCCGACTGGTGGATGCGGCGGGCGCCCAGGTCCTGGGGTTCCGCGGCCCGGACCTGGCCACGGAGCACTCCGGCATCGACCTGGGTGCGGCCGGGGCGACGGTGGAGCTGGCGCCCCAGGCGCAGATCGCGACCGTCGATGGGCGCCCCACCTACTACCTGGTGGAGCTGCGCTCGCGCTCGGGCAAGGTCACGGGCACGTTCAAGATCCAGCTCCCGGACTCGCCGACCGCGGTGGAGCTGCGCGACCTGGTGGGGGCCAGCGCCATCGCCCCCGGCTCGCTGATGGCCCAGCGCCTGCCGCCCGACCCGAGCGGGGAGCCGGATGGGCACTGGATCGTCACGACCGGCGGCGCCTACCACCTCACGGACGCGCCGCCCCTGCCCGCCGAGTCCGATCCCGTCTATGCCCTCTCCCCGGCCGCGGGCCTGACCGCCGAGCTGCTCGGGCAGTGGTCGGCCGCCCATGCCTGGGGCGACCATGCCGCGGCCGGGTATCTCTCCGCCGAGTCCGATCCGCTGGCCCTGGCGGCCATCGCCGGCCTCGGGCCCGGGGCCGTGGGGGCCGACCCGGCCGGCACCGCGGCCGCCCTGGTCGCCGCCCTGGCGCCGGTCGCGGCCAGCGGGGCCTATGCCGATCTGCAGGGGGTCCCCGAGCTGCCGGCGGGCGGGATCTCCGAGGCCCGCGCGGTGGGCTGGGACGCGGCCGCCGCTGGCGAGCGCCCCCTGATCGACCTGGGCGAGATCACGGACCTCGTGTGGGCCGATCATGGGGCGGTCGGGGAGGCCCGGCTGGTCGCGAGCGGCACCCTGTATGTCACCCCCCCGGCGAGCGGCGCCTGGTGGAGCACGATCCGGGTGACCAGCGCGACAGGCGCCGAAGAGCTGTCGATCGACGGCGCCGGGATCGGGGTGCGGGCCGGCTCGGCCCCCATCGCCCCCGCCCTGGGCCAGGCGGTGGAAGTGGTGATCCTGGCGACGCCGACCTGGGCGATCGTCTCGGCCGTGGTGGTGGAATGACCGTGCAGTCAACCCACCCCTACGGCCGCTACCCCTACTTCGTGCCGCCGCCGCGGCCGCAGTCGCCCCGGGCGATCGCCCTGGGGCTCGGCCTGCTGGTGGCGGGCCTGGCCGTCGCCCCGGAGGCACGCGCGGAGCTCGCCGTGTGGGGCGGGTCGCTGTCCTTCGAGGGGCCGGTCCGGGCCTGTGCCAAGCTCGCCGACTACGCGCTCTTGGTGGGCCCGGTGGGCCTCGCCGGGCTGTACTCGGCCTCGACCGCCGACCCGGTGGTGCTCTACGGGCGCGCCGGGGCGACCCCCCATGTGGTTGCGGCGGTGCGGGTCGGGCTGCCCTATTGGCCGTCCGCGCTGACAGGGGCTGTGACCCTGGTCGATGGGGCCGGCCCCCATTTCGGGATGTCCGCCGCCGCCGGGGAGCTGCGGGTCTCCGGGTCGCTCTCCGTGGAGGTCGCCGCCCCGGCGGTGCTTCACCTGCGCGGGGCGCCCTGATGGGCCGCCTGGGCCGCGGCGCGGCGGCCGCCCTGGTGCTCACGGCCGGCCAGGTCGGCGCCGATGCCCCGGGCGCCGCCCACCATGGGGTGCTGGGCGGCGGCGCGTCCGCGGCCCGGCCGGCCGCCGTGCGGTGGTCGGCCGCGATCGTCGATGCGGGCGACCTGCTGTCGATCGACATGGCCGGGACCGTGGTCGCGGTGGTGCCCTTCGGCCACGGGGGCGCGACCGCCTGCCTGGCCGCGGCTCGCTGCCAGACCCCCCCGCCCCAGCGCTCGGCCGATCTGCAGCTCGGCCGCGGCGCGACCTGGACCGTCGATGGGGACTGGGCCCTGCCGGCCGGGGCCGCCCTGACCATCGATCTGGGGAGCGCCGGGACGGCCCTGCTCAATGTCCGGGGCGCGCTGGCCGCGACCGGGCCCGGCCTGTTCGTCGGGGTCTACGGCACCCCGGCCTATCTCCCTCTCCCGCTGGCGATCGCCGACACGATCTCCGGCGCCCTCTGGCCCGTCGCCCTGCCTGCCGGGACGGGGCTGTCAGTTGTCCCCGGCGGGCTGGTGTCCATCCTCTATCTCGTAGGAGTGCCCTGATGATCGCTTTGTACGCCCTACTAGCCACCGGAGCCGGCGTCGATGAAAAGGTCATGGTGCGCGCGACCCTGGTGGTCGCCGGAGCGCCGAAGACCCTCTACCAGAGCGCCGGCAAGTGGCGCGATCAGGTCGCCGACGGCACCTACACGGCCGAGCAGCTCGCCGCCGCGACCCCGCTCGGCTATCGCCTGCCGACCATCGCCGACGCCCGGGCCAGCGCGGTCGCCACCCTGACCGAGCTTCGCCTGGCGACCGAGCGGGCCGGCTGGTGGGTCCAGCTGGACCTCGAGGCGAGCGGGGCCCAGTGGTGGCAATACTCCGGCGATCCTCCGGAGATCCAGGCCCGGGTGACGGGTGCGCTGAGCGCGGCCCGCGACGCGCTGGCCCTGGGCGCCCCGGACGGCTTTCCCTTCCGCTGCCGCTCCCAGGCCCAGGCGAGCGCCGGGGCCCCGCCACGCCAGCACCAGCACACCGTGGCCCAGCTCTCGGCGGTGCAGTTGGCCGGGGCCGCTCGGCTGGCGGAGATCGGCGAGACGGTCGATGCGGCGCTGGCCGAGATCGAGTCGGCCGAGCACCAGGGGCAGATCGATTTCGCCCTGAGTGCCTGCGCCGCGGCCCTGGCCGAGCTCGCCGCGCCCCCGGTGTGACGACGATGCCCCACCCCGCCCGCCTGTGGATCGCGCTCGCCCTGGCCGCGCTCGCCAGCTGGGCCTGGCCGCGCGACCCGTGGCAAGTTGGGCTCGGCGAGCTGGCGGCTTGGCTCGCGGGGGGCGCGGCCTGGGCTCAGGCGCCCTGGGCCGAGCCCCAGACGGTGCCGGCCGCGGCGGATGGCTATCGGCCCCCGTGGTGGCGTCCGCCGGCGGGCCCGGACTGCGCCGCGCTCGCGGGCGACCGGGAGGCCCTGCGCCAGTGGCCGGCCTCGGTGGGCTGGCGCAAGGTCGCGCCGGCCGACCGGGCGGACCTGATGGACGATGCCGAGTCCCTGCTGGATCGCCGCGCCGCGGCCTGCGCCGGGGATGCGCGATGATCCGGCCGCCCCTCAGAGCTGCCGGCGCCGCGCCTGAGCGGAGCGCCACTGCGGGGTGAAGCGCACCTTGGCGGCGGCACGATGGGCGCGCTCGGCCGCTCGGAGTACGCGGCTCTCGCGCCGGCAGTGGCGGGTCCGCCACAGGACCCAGGGGGCCATGATGGCGGCCACGATACCGGCGGTGATCAGGCCGCCGAGCAAGGCGCGGTGGCCCTCCGGGGTGGAGACCAGCCACACCAGGCCGCCCAGACCGCCCAAAAGCCCGGCGACGCCGAGCGGGATGACTGTCAGCCAGAAGACGATCCACAGCAGGACTTTTAGGACAGTGATACCCATGGGGCCTCGCGAAGACTCACGGCGATGCCCCCATCATAGCCCGGCGCCTGGCGCCGGGCCGCACCCAACCAGGTAGGCGCAATCCGCCATGGCCGTAGGCCGCGAGCTCTCCCTCAAGCTGCTGATCTCCGCGGACGGCCGTGCCGCCGTGACCGAGATCGGCGGCGTCGACACGCGGGTCCGGCGCCTGGGGGAGACCGCCGAGCAGGCGGCGGAGCGCTCCCGCTCCCTGACGGACATCATCGCCGGCTGGGGGGTGGGGGTCTTCGCGCTCGACCGGCTGATTGCGGCGGGCGCCGAGCTGGTCGATACCTTCGGCGCCATCGAGGGGCAGGCCCTGGCCATGGAGTCGATCGCCGGCTCGGCCGCGGGCGCCGCGGCCGAGCTGGAGCGCACTTCCGCGTGGGCCGATCGGCTCGGGATCGACGTGTCGCGCCTGCGCGAGTCATGGTCAGGGGTCCAGGCGGCGACCCAGGGCACGGCGCTGGAAGGGGAGCGGATCGCCGGGGTCTACGAGTCGGTGGTGGAGGCCGGCACCCGCCTCGGGCGCTCCAACGAGCAGATCGGCCGGGGCCTCACGGCGATCGAGCAGATCGCCGGCAAGGGCGTGGTGGCGATGGAGGAGGTCCGCGGCCAGTTGGCCGAGGCGATCCCCGGCGCCGCGATCGCCATGGCCCGCGGCCTGGGCATCTCCACCGCCCAGCTCAATGCCCTGATCGAGTCCGGCACCCTGACGGCCGAGCGGGCCCTGCCGGCATTGGCCAAGGGCCTGCGGGAGCTGGCCGGACCCGAGGCGGGCGGCCGCATCGAGACCCTGCGCGCGGAGGTCGGGCGACTGCAAACCGCCCTGCACGAGCTCGCCGAGGAGGCATCCGCCGGGGGCGGACTGGCCGTCTTTAGCGGACTCGCCGCGGGCGCCGCGGCGATGGCGGACTGGGCGGATGGGGCGACGCTCGCCCGCGGGGCTACCGCGGCCTTGGGCGCTGCCCTGATCTCGGCGCTGGGCCACGGGCAGCGCTGGGCCGAGTCGCGGCAGGCCGCGATCGCGGCCGAGGAGCAGTTGGCCCTGGCCCAGCGTGCGGCAGCCGAGCAGGGCCTGTCGGCCGCCGCGGCGGCCGAGC